ATCGCAAACTTAACGATGACGTGATCAAGAAGGTGCGCTTCCTCGCGGAGTTTGGCGCACCTCTTGAACATCTGGCGCCCGCTGCTGGGGTTTCATACAGCATCCTTTGGCAATGGTTGAAGAATGCAAAAGGCCCCAGCCCAACACCAGAAGAGCTAAAGCTCTTGGAGGCTATCGAGGAAGGTAGGGCCGCAGGTGGTATGCGGCTGATTGGCAAAGTTGCTGAAGCCGCTGAAAACAATGACCTAAAGGCAACTACTTGGATGCTTACGCATTCACCTGCCTTTCGTGATCACTACAGCGATGCAGCTGCCATGCAGCGTTATCGGCAGGAAGGCATTGAGATGGCCGTGCAGGCGATCATTGATGCCGGCTTGCCGCCTGATCAGGAGCGTGATCTACTGCTGCGGATCAGCGCAAAAACCGGTCACAATGCGAACGCTTGATCCGATCATTGCTCGCCTAGCGACACTAGAGCTAGAACGCAATGGCGCTAGTGAAGTGCGATTTGATGATCAGCTGATCGCCATCCGCAATGACCTGCATCCTGGCCAGCTTGCATTTGTAGAGGATCAAACCACCGAGATTCTCGGCGTGTCTGCAGGCTATGGCGCCGGCAAGACTAGAGCATTGTGCGCAAAAGCTGTGCATCTTGCCGCGGCCAATCAAGGCTTTATCGGTGCAGTAATGGAGCCCACCGGCCCTCTGATCCGCGACATCTGGCAGAACGACTTTGATGACTTCCTAGAGTCCTATGGCATCGCCTATACCTTTCGTGCTTCACCGCTTCCGGAGTATGTGCTGCACCTGCCTGGCGGTGATACCAAGATCCTGTGCCGTAGTTTTGAAAACTGGACGCGAATCATCGGCTTGAACCTTGCATGGGTGCTGGCGGATGAAATCGACACCGTGTCGCCAAGCATCGCCAGCCGTGCATTCCCAAAGATCCTTGGTCGTTTGCGATCTGGCAACATCAGGCAGTTTGGTGCAGCATCAACGCCAGAAGGGTTCCGGTGGATGTTCAATACCTTCGCCAGCGAGGATGCACAAGGCCGCAACGATCGTCGGCTGATCAAGATGCGCACCAGCGATAACCCGCACCTGCCGCCAGACTTCATCGAGCGACTGGAAGCCAACTACGACCCAAACCTGCTGCGTGCATATCTCGACGGTGAGTTCATTAACCTCACTACCGGCACGGTCTACGACCGCTTCGATCGCGCCAAGCATGTGATCACTGAGCTGCCGGACATTGGCCGCGAACCGCTCAGGGTTGGCGTTGACTTCAACGTTGGCAACATGTCTGCGGTCATTGGTGTCCGCAGCGGTAATGGCCTGGTGGTTATTGACGAGATCAGCGGCGCCCATGACACGGATGCACTTGGCGCCGAAATCCGCAGGCGCTACCCAGATCATCGGATCTACGGATACCCGGATGCCAGCGGCGGCAACCGCAGCACCAATGCAAGCCAGACCGACATTCAAATCTTGGAGTCTTACGGCATCAGCAACCAATCACCCAAGGCAAACCCGCCGGTGCGTGATCGTGTTGCAGCCGTGCAGGCATTGCTGGAGAACGGTAAAGGCCAGGTGCGGTTGACGGTTGCTAGCACCTGTCGTCGGATGATTGAATGCCTTGAGTTGCAGTGCTACAGCGAGAAGGGCGAACCTGACAAGGATGCAGGGCATGACCACATGAATGACGCGTTAGGCTATCTCATATGGCGTGAGTTCAACCCGTTGCACGCTGGCGCAGGCCGCAGCACAGGCGTTCGCCTCTATTAAGCTTCAACCATTGCAGGAGTGATGCCGTGTATTCCGGCCAGCGAAGCTATGACAGGCCGCTACCGCAGCGTGCTGTTACCAAGGTGCAGGACGCAAACGCTGCATGGTATGCGCAGGAACCTCACTGGCTGTTGATCGAAGACCTGCTGCAAGGTACCTATGGAATGCGGCGAAAGCATCGCCGATACCTGCCGCAGGAACCTCGCGAGCTAGACGAGTCCTACGACAATCGCCTAGCTCGCAGTACTTGCCCACCGTATTATCAACGACTGGAGCGGATGCTGGCTGGAATGCTGACGCGCAAGCCCGTCAGGCTTAATGACACCAGCGATACAATCCGCGAGCAGTTGTTCGATGTTGACCTACAAGGCAATGACCTGAACGTTTGGACACATGAGACCGCACGTAAGCTGATCCGCTATGGCCATGTCGGCACATTGGTTGATGCGCCATCCGACGGTGGCCGCCCATACTGGTGCACCTATACGCCACGGCAGATCCTTGGATGGCGTACAGAGCAGCGTGATGGGGCGCAGCAGCTGATTCAGCTGCGGCTGATGGAATCGGTTGTGGTTCCTGATGGCCTCTACGGCGAGAAGGCCATTGAGCAGGTTCGGGTGCTGACGCCAGGGCAGTACCAGATCCACCAACGGCAGGACGATGGTGAGTTCAAGATTACCGATGAAGGCACCACCAGCCTTGACGTGATTCCATTTGCGGTCGCATACGGTAACCGGCATGGCTTCATGGAATCCAGGCCGCCGATGGAAGACATCGCTGAGCTGAATCTAAAGACTTACCAGGTGCAGAGCGATCTTGACAACCAACTGCATATCTCAGCAGTGCCTCTGCTGGCGTTCTATGGCTTTCCTTCCAGCGCCGAGGAAGTATCAGCGGGGCCCGGTGAGGCGATTGCCTTCCCCGCTGAAGGCCGCGCTGAGTACATCGAGCCGCAGGGCCGCAGCTTTGAAGCGCAGTTCCGCAGGCTGGAACAGTTGGCAGCGCAGATCAATGAGCTTGGATTGTCCGCAGTGCTTGGCCAAAAGCTCAGCGCCGAAACCGCTGAGGCAAAGCGCATCGACCGCAGCCAAGGTGATAGCACCATGATGGTGATTGCACAGAACGTGCAAGACATGATTGACAACTGCCTGCAATGGCATGCGCAGTTCCTTGGCCAGAATGAAGCCGCTGGCAGTTGCCTGGTTAATCGTGACTTTGTTGGCAGCAGGCTGGAGCCGCAGGATGTTCAATCACTGCTGGCGCTATACACCGCAGGCACAATCACCCAAGAGACCCTGCTCCAGCAGTTAGCTGATGGTGAGATCCTCGGAGATGACTTTAATGTTCAGGATGAGCTAGATGCAACATCAAATGGTGGTCTTCAGGCAGGCGTTAGCAAACCTGCTGCTTAGGCTTGCATTTATGGCTAAGCCCAATCATCGGAACCAGACGGTTGATTACACAATCACCAGCCTGCCAGATGAAATCTTGGCCATCATCCGCACGACATGGTACGACGGTGATCACGCTGACAACGTGGACGAAGTAGTGCTAATGGAAGATGGGCAGCGCGGATATGATGCCTTTGATGAAATCGTGAGCGCTGGTCTGATTGGTGGTGCAAACATCAGCATCCAGTCTGCGTACAATCCGCAGGATCTTGGCATCGAGCCATGAGCACACCTAGCAGCCTGTACCGGAACGCTATTGACTTAAACCGCTACAGCAATAGCGTTGCGCGGCGCGTCATCAATGCCTACAACGACATCATCATTGATGCGGTGAACCAGCTGCGGACGATTGATGAGCTATCGGCACCAGTAAAGGCCGCACGGCTGCGCGGCATCCTGGCGCAGTTGAAGGATAGCCTCGGCACATGGGCAGGCGACAGCACAGAGATTACTGCCATCGAGTTGCAAGGGCTTGCGCAGTTGCAATCTGAGTTTGTGACCGAGCAGCTGCGCAAAGCGCTACCGGCTGGTAGTCGCAACATCGTCAACACGGTTGAGATCAGCCCGCAGTTTGCGCAGAGCGTAGTCACGACAGATCCGACACAGCTGAATGTGGTCACCTTGAGCGATAATCTGTTTGCTGCTGCACAAGGCGCACCGCAAACTTACAGCCTGACCGCAGCGCAAGGCGCGACCATTACGCTGCCAAACGGGCAGGTAGTTGAGAAAGCATTTCGTGGCATCGCCGTAGATCAGGCGGAGCGGTTCAGCCAGGTGGTGCGCAGTGGCCTGCTGACAGGCGAGACGACTCCGGCTATCGCCAAGCGGTTAATGGGCACCTTGGAGCGCAGCGATGAGCGGTTGAGGTTCGGCGATACCGGACCGCTGACTAAAGGGCAACTCAGAGCAGTCGGTCGTTCAGTGCGAGAAACTATCGCCGCAGGTGGTGAGTTGACCACTATGGCCGACAACCAAATCATCACGCTCGTGCGCACCAGCATCAACCAGGTGGCCAATGCCGCCAGCCAGCAGGTGTACGAAGCCAACCAGGACATCACGAAGAAGTACCGTTACGTCGCAACGCTCGACACCAGAACCAGCAGCATCTGCCGCGCATTGGATGGCCGGGAGTTCGAGTACGGCAAAGGGCCAATGCCGCCGCAGCACTTCAACTGCCGCAGCACAACCGTTCCGGTAGTCGACTACGAGAGCCTGGGCTTCAGCCCGCCACCACCAGCTAGGCGCGCCTCGATGGATGGCCAGGTGCCAGCAAACCAGTCTTACGGCGATTGGCTGAGCAAGCAATCGAAGGAGACACAGGAGGAGGTGCTCGGCAAAGGCAAGGCGGCATACTTCAACCGACTGGCAGAGAAGTATGGCCCGCGTGACGCCATCGCCAAACTGGTCCGCGACGACGGGTCAGAGCTAACCTTGAGGGACCTGCAGAAACGTTATGGCAAAATCGAAGAAAGCCGATAAGGTCGCCAAGATCATGGGCGAGTTTAAGCGCGGCACCTTGAACACCGGCAAGCCCGGCCCCGGCAAAGGCCCTAAGGTCAAAAGCCGCAAGCAGGCGATCGCCATTGCGCTGAGTGAAGCCGGCAAGTCACGGAAGCGCAAATGACCATCACCTACCGCGGTGAGCAGTTCGATGGCTACAACCAACCGAAGCGCACACCAAAACATCCAACTAAGTCCCATGCTGTGCTCGCTAAAGAAGGCGAGACGGTGAAGCTTATTCGCTTTGGTCAGCAGGGCGTATCAGGCTCACCAGCACGAAAAGGTGAAACAGCAGCAGACAAGGCC